AAGAAAGAAGGTAAGTGATGAGTGAAACATTAGAATCGTACTGCGAGTATTATAAGCGACCCTGCACAGTTAGCGACGGTTTATGTTCGGAGTGTGGCGAGAGGTTAATTGAGCCCGCATCTGGTGCGACCGAAGAGTCGCCAAAAACCAAGGGGATGACTAATGGTAAACAAAGAGTGGAAGAAATATTACAGAAATACTCTAACGCTGTAGTTGATGAGGCAGTAGAGAAATGTGTTGGCGGTGGGATAGTTGTCTTTGCCGAGCGAGCCAAAGCAAAACGATTGGAAGCCCTAGACTCCATAGAGGAGATAGTAAAAGAGGTATTGGGCGAGGAGGCTAGATTCAGGAAGTCAGACGATGATCTGGATAGAGGAGTAGAGATAGGCTATAACACCCTACTAGCTGAACAGTTGGGTAGATGGGAGAGTAAATGAAAACACTTGAAAAAGCCGTGATTGAAATGCGAAACGATGGAGGTGAATGGCGCAAGGTAGAGTTCTACACGAAAAGTAGTACAGATGAAGTCTTTACGGCTATCAAGAGTCTCAATGGTCTAGCGAATGTCGCTATTTTCCAACCAGAGATACAAGAGAAGTGGCTTACCGTTGAACGCCCGCCCAAAACAAAGTCAGTCAATAGAGTAAACATAAGTAATGTGCTATAATGTCTCTAATCAAGTCTGTAAATTAAAACTGAGGGAAATGGCAGGGCATACGCTACGTTAATCATACGTAGGCAACGTGTGTCTTGTACCTTCCCAAACGCTTCTCGTCGGCACCGCTTTCAATATGTTTTTCCAAACATCAGACAAAAATACATAAGTATTTGCTAAATACCCCACCTAAGAAACAGACGAGGCAAGAACTACGCATTAGCGTGTCTTGCCATTTTCCTCATTATCTAACCATTCACTTCACGCCTGTCTGAAAGGGCGAGTACTATTCGTAGTCGAAGTGAGTGGCTATATGAAGGGGAGAGATGGACTACGAAGCCAAACTACTGACAAAGCTAAAGACACGCAAGCCAGACTATGAGTGGTCTATTGAAGATATAGCCATGAGAGGCAATCAAGTGAGAGTACTTGTGGCTAAGTACGGTGAAAAGGAATCCGGCCTTGTGCTGCCTAATAACCCAGAACGCAAGAGCATCAAGCAGATCGTTGATACTGCTATTAGCAATGCGAATGTAGAACTACTCACAAGTGAAGAGTGGGATCAGATAGAGCCTATTGCGAACATACAGGAAGGTGAGGTGGTTGATGTCAAAGCCTAAATCAGACAACCCGGTAGGTAGACCATTGAAGTACAAGAACGTAAAAGAACTACAAGATGCCATAGACGAATACTTCGATTTTTGCGATAACAAAACAAAGGAAGTACACAGTGAAAAGCTAGGGGATATGATTATGCCCGACCCTCAACCTTACGCTATGGCAGGGCTTGCCTATGCCCTAGATCTCAGCCGTCAAGCACTTATGGAATACTCTCACAAAGATGGTTTTGGTGACGCTATAAAAAAAGCGAGGAATAAGATAGAGGCTGACGTAGAGAGGCGGATGAACTCAAGGGACACATTTACCCCTGGTTTAATCTTTAACGCCAAGAATAACTTCGATTGGAGAGACAAGAGCGAACAGGATATCAAGCACTCAGGCGACGTATCATTCATCAACGACGTACCGAGAAAGAAATAATGCAGGTCAAAATCCCAGACTACACGGCATCACCACGTCAAACGGTGTTTCATACAACTACAGCAGACGAGAAACTATATGGTGGCGCAGCAGGTGGTGGTAAGACCGCTGCAATCGTGGCCGAATCAGTTACGTTGGCACTAGAGTACCCAGGCATACCGATCAATCTATTCCGTCGCACCATACCAGAACTCAAAGCTACCATCCTTCCAGAAATCTACAAACAATGTGCAGGCTACATAAACGCCGGACACATGGAGTGGCACTCACAAGATCGTAGGTTCACACTCAAAAACGGCTCTAGTATCATTCTCAACTACCTAGACAACGATAACGATATATACCGCTATCAGGGTGCAGAAATGCCTATAATCGGTGTAGACGAGCTTACACAATTCCCGCAGTCATGGATCGAATATCTATTGACTCGTAACCGTACATCAAACCCCGAATGGCCTGTTATGTTCTTTGCAGGCACTAACCCTGGCGGTATCGGGCATGGGTGGGTGAAGACTAGATTCATTGATCCAGTACCACCAGAACAAATAAACACTATAGAACTCGATGACGGCCACAACGTGACGAGAGTATTCATTCCGGCTAAAGTAGACGACCACCCTATAGAGAGATTCAAAGAGGACTACTCACGTAAACTTGCAGGTATCAGTGACGAGCAGTTGCGTAGAGCTTTAAGGGACGGTGATTGGGACGTATTCGCAGGTCAGGTGTTTAGAGAGTGGAGACGTGATCTACACGTTATAGATCCATTTGATATACCTACACACTGGCAACGTTGGCGTGCAATGGACTATGGCAACAACAACTCAGTAGGCTGGTTCACTATCGACCCAATGACAGAGAGAGTCTACATGTACCGGGAGTACCGCACTACTGAGTATGTAGATGTTAAAGAGAAATCACGTAACATCAAACAGTTTGAATCAGGTGAAAACATCAGCTACGGACTAGCCGATCCGTCTATATGGGCAAGTGGTCAGGGCAACCACGCAACAGGTAAATCAATAGCCCAGCTGTTCAATGATGAACGTGTGACATGGATGCCCGCTAACAATGACCGTAAAGCAGGACTTGCGGTTGTACACGATCACCTAGCCATACAGAAAGATGGTCTACCTAAGCTACAGGTCTTTTCAACATGCCCTTCAATTATTCGAACCCTACCATCCCTGCCATACGACAAAACGAAGGTAGATGATGCTGATACCCATGCAGACGATCACGACTACGACATGCTACGTTACGCACTCATGGCATTCGTGATACCGACAGTTGACGACGAGCAAGAGTCCACAGGCAACATATCAACATTATTTTATTAGGGAGTGGCATGAAGAAAATCAAGTACGGCCAAGTTGTTCAAACCGAATCAATAAACGAAAGGACAAAGAAAACAGTGAAGAGTATATTCCAAGCCGGTGATGAGACTATAAGATTTGTGTCGTACGAAGAGAAGATCAAAGTCAAAGATGAGAACGAAGAGCTTGCACAGTACCTACGATTCCGCAAAGAGCATCCAGATAGGCATGGTGTTGCAACACGCATTGAACAGCCCCTACGCATGAAGGATGAAGGCAGTTACGTGCTTGTAGTTTGTTGGGAGGAACAGGCGTGAAAGTTGATAAAGATAGAGGCATCAGGTACGAAACAATGACCCTAGATGAGTTCAATGAACGCAATAAGACCAACGTACCAGGCTTGGAGACTGTACAGTTTACGGGAGCAAATACTGTCACCGTGTACAACGTTGCTACAGTACCAATACAAAGGTACTGCAAAGCTCACTCAGGCATAGTGGTGGATGAAGACGGAGTATTCTCTTACATAGAGGAGTGCGACTGCAACTAAACACCTACCACAAACAGGCTAACTATGCTATAATGTACTCAATATAGCCACCTAAAGATATGGGACTGTAGATCACTACATAATCCATATCAATAGCGTGGCTTTCTCTTATTTAACACCAGACGACCTATACGAAGCGTTCAAGGACTCAGAGAAGTCCATGCTTCAGTTATTCACTCCACTGAAGGATCACGAACGACTTGCACGTAACCGACCACATCCCGGCATTGATAAGGCCTATCCAAAGACTACAGACGGCACACTCGCAGCGATTATTCAGGAAACCCCAAAAAGGTACATACAGCAAGTACCTACAGGTGTAGTAGAAACAAACATTGGTGAATGGTTCGATGTCTTCGCAACATGGAAGCTAACAGAAGATATTATTCCGCACGCCAATTGTCAGGCTGACGTACTACAGAAGTCATGGCAAGCAGGCTCTAAGTCTATGACATACGGTTGCCAACCAGCATTCGTATATATGGACTCATACGGTGACTACATGGGTGCTAACTTCAAACTGCCATACATCACACACGTCTACCTCGAAAGAGGCAAGATCTCAGACCGTGAATCAAAGAAGATATTCCTAGAGTCATGGTACGAAGAGTCAGACATTGACTACATCATTGATCGTGAGAAGAAGCTCAAGAAAGAAGACCCAGGCTATGAAGGTGAATGGGACATCAAAGAGCTAGAAGCTATCAAGAAGAAACGAACCTCTAAACCAGAAGATCAGAAGACACCAAAAGAACGTGATTCAAAAGACAACGCAGATTCTAGTGCTGACGGTATTCGTATTATCCATGCATTCCAAGTAGGCGTAGGTGCTAAGTTCTACTCATTCATACCCGACGAATCACAAGGTGGTAAGGCTAAATTAGTCAGAACAAAGGTCAACAAAGACCCTCGTGGTGTAATACCTATCCACTACCTCTACTACAACATCGACCTATCTAGCCCACTCGGTAGAGGGATATGTGAGATGTCTGGTGGTATGCAGAACCTTATTGATTCGCACGTACAAGCCTTCCAGTACATGCAAGCCCTAATGATGAACCCTCCTATGCTCAAGCGTGGGAACGTAGCAAGAGGCTCAATCAAGTTCGTACCTAACGCAGTCATAGATCTAGGTAGTGACACTAACGCATCAGTAGAACCTCTACAGATCAACACTCAGGCTATATCTAACTTCCCTCAGACATACGGACTGATGAAGTCTCAGATTCTTGCACTCAACAGTACTAACGATACTACCGTCTCATCATCCGCAGGCGACCCGGCATCTTCAAAGACTCAAGCAGGTGTCAAAGCCACGATGGAGAAGATGGGCGTATCCGACAACTACGCACGTAAGCAATACGAGGCATGGTTCGGTGATATATGCGAAACAATGCTCAATATCACATTTGCAGAGACTTCAGGTGTACGTGAAGAGAATCTTACTAAGAAGACGGCAGACAAACTCCGACAAATCATCCCTGAAGGTAACGAAGTAATCATTTGGGACGAAGAGAAAGAATCAACTATCTATGTTGACTACGACAAGCTCGGTGAAGAACCAGTCTACTTCCGTGTCGATGCATCTACCTCACAGCTTAAAGAAGACTCACAGCAGGTAGAGAACCTTGCAACTGCCAAAGAACTTGTCATAGACATCTTGCCTCCGTCAAAGAGAATGCAACTTGCCAATAAGTTCATCAACAAACTAGGCGTCGATGATCCAGAGGACATCACGTTTACAGAAGAAGAGATCGGTATGGCCGTGGAAGCAGAACAGAACCCACCTATGCCTGAACAAGCTATGCAGGCAGAAGACCCAATGATAGCCGACCAACTCGCACAAGACCCACAGACCATGCTTATGCAGTTAATGGATCAATACCAGATACCAGAACAATACGACCAGTCTGCGGTTGCCCTACTCCAAGAAGGTCTACAACCAGAAGAGATCGTACAGGTAATCATGCAGTCCCTGCAGAAGGGAGCTATGAATGTCTGACCTACTACCTAGAGAGGGTGAGTTGTTTGGTGTTGCAGTCGAACCAGATCAGAAGATCGTAGCCAACAAAGAGAAGGCCCACGCACTTGAAGCTATGGCGTTTATACAGGCTGAGATCGAATGGGCAGACAAACAGATTGATGAGTGCGACAAGATTTCCAACTTAGATACCGAATCAACTGTACCGCTAGAGTCTCAAGTTCTTGCTTATCAGTTACTCAAGGATCTTCTAATCAATAAGAAAGGGGAGCTCACAGCCATAGCCGACGTATACGCTCCAAAGCGGTGATGTTGTTGTTGGTGTCTACCTCGCATAGGCATCAACAGTAGCACCTCCGCTACATCAAAGGGATCGCAACCCGTTAATAAAGCAGTAAAAGGAGTGATATGTCACAAGTAGAAGACTATGACGAAATCCTATCGAACCCGTTCGAGGATGAACCGGCAGAGACTACAGAGGAAACAACAGAAGAAGTAACCAACTCGACGGAAGAAGCTACTACGGACGTTGAAGAGACTGTTGAAGAAGCCGAGGCTGAACAGACAGCTACCGAAGAAGAATCAGAAACCGAAGAATCTACGGAGGAATCCAAAGAAACGGAAGTCGAAGAAGAATCATCTGAGTCGCAAGACGACCATAAACCCACAGAAGATGCACCAAATGCAGAGTGGGCAAAGTGGAGACGTGAGCAGAAGGAACTGAAAGCACAGCAAGATGCACTGCGTCAGAAGCAGTATCAAGAATATATCGGTCAAGCAGATAACGACGATGATCTTAGACTACGGCAGATTGAAGTAGATCAAGCGAAAGTAAACCAGAAACAGTACGAAGACACGGTGGCGAACAACGAGAAGCAAATACTTCTCGACCACGACAGAGTACTTTCCGATCCTGACACGCAAATGTTCAACCCTGATAGTAAGACGTTTAACCAGAGACAGTTCGCACGTATGCAAGCCTCTTATGAAGCTATACACGTAAAGACCAATCCGAATAGACCGACAGACATCATGGAGGTGAACGAATCTTTTTACAAATTCGCAAAGGATTGGGCAAAAGACTGGCAACTCGATGCCAAAGTCACAGAAGCGAAAGCTACTAAGACTGCGGTACGGAATATATCCAAATCCGAACCATCGGGGAACAGTGTGTCCAAACCTCCTAAAGAGTCAGATCCACTAGAAGCACTCTGGGACTCAGACGAGTAACAGAGCCGTCGAGTAGGTCTGGCATTCACAAAGGAAATTCAAATGGCAGGACAGAATTACTCGACAAAGGTGCTCGGCAAAATTGACGAGCGCAACTACTCGGAAATGCTTACTGGCGACATCGTCAACAAAGGCATCCGACTAGAGTTCAACGGTAACAACTCTGTAACTATCTACAACGTAGACGTAGTTGCAGAAGGTGACTATGTACGAAGCGGTACTAACCGTTTTGGCGCACTAGTCGAACTAGGTACAGGTACTCAGACCTTCACTCTTTCACAAGATAAGAGCTTTACGTTCACAGTTGACCGAGGAAACTTGGAAGACAGCGAAATGGTACAGGAAGCTAACAAAGCTGTTAAACGACAGATTCGTGAAGTTTCAGTCCCAGCTACAGATACCTACGTCTTCACAACTGCCGCTGCTTATGCAGTTTCAGCTTCACAGACTACAGGTTCAATCTCTATAGCAACAAACAACGCTTACCTAAACTTCTTAATTGGATCAGCTGCGCTGTTCAACAACAAAGTTAAAGGCAAGAACGTATGTTTCCTTGGTACTACAGCACACAACATCCTCAAGAGAGATGCTGAGTTCGTACGTGACTGTGACAAGAGCTATGCAGATGCTAAGACTGGCACAATCGGAATGGTCGACGGTATCGAACTACGTGTAGTTCCTACTGGCTACCTACCAGCTAGCGTTCACTTCTTGTTCATCAACGAAAAAGCTCTATGTGTTCCTATGAAGTTCAACAGCGTTCGTGTCCTTACAGATGTACAGGGTATCGACGGCGCTGTTGCAGAGGGTCGTCGTTACTACGACTGCTTCATCCCAACACAAGCAGGTAAGGGTATCTACTCAATCACAACCTAATAACTAGGAGTTTGAAGTGGAAGAACAATTAAACAAACCAGAACGAGGAAATAAGGTAGGACTCTATCATCTACCAAATGCAGAGAACGAAATGGTTGAAATGCCCGCAGAAAGCCACCCTCAAGCTGATGCAATCGTCCGTATGGGCGGTGTATGGATCAAGTCTATAGAGGAATGGCGTGCGGATCAGATCAACAAGAAGATCGAAGCAGACAAGAAGGTAAAAGAGGTAGAGGCTACCGACCCCGTATCTGATAAGAAAGGTAAATAGAAATGGCAAACCCAGTTACTCCATACGTCGGCAATGATGGTCGTCTATGGATCAATGTGTCAGAGAACAAGACTTTGGCAGCTACAGAGTTCGGTTGGGTACAGAACCTCATTACTGATGGTCTAACCCTAACTGCCCCAGCTTCAGCAACAGTTTTGGCTGGCGCAGAGCTAACAATCCGTAACGGTGGCGTACCGCAAGGTAGCACCGCTGGATCAGGTGACGACGCAAGCCTAGGCTTCGTACTAACCCCTGCATCTGGTGACGGTGTTACAGGCAACGGCTTCACCGCTGCTGTCAACAAAGGTGTCACATACGTCAAGGCTCAAGGCCGAGTAGGTGACGAAATCACCCTAGCTTCTGGCGGTGCAAACACTGCTAAGGCTTGGAACGTAACAAACGTAAAGGGCGCATTAGATGCCTGGACACGTACAGCTTAATAGCTACTCCTGAGCATGAGTCAAAACTGCTCACCAAATTAACCAATCTATACCCTAGCAAGACGACCAATGCCTTATGGGGCGCAGATTGAAAGGAATATATGGCACAATCACTTACAAGAGGAGAAATCAACGAGATCCTAGCAATTGGCGGTCTATCCGCTAAGAAGACTATGACATTTGCTGGTGGTACAGTAAACGATCCCGGAGATCACGATGGTACAGGCGATCCGGCAACTCTATTCACCGTTACAGGTGGATTAGTAGCAGTAAAGCTCTACGCTCGTGTCGTAACGGCTCTAGCAGGTGCTACAGCAACTATCGAGGTTGGAACTACTGTAAGCACAGCTTCACTCATAGCACAAACTACTGCAACTAACCTTGCAGTCAACGAAGTATGGGCTGATGCATCACCAGACTTGGCAGCGGAAGCTGACTCGACTCTAAAGGTCGTAAGTCAAAGCATTATCCAAACAGTAGGTACAGCGAACATTACATCCGGTGTCATCGAGTACACAGCTATATGGAAACCACTAACAGAAGGCGCAACACTAGTCGCAGCTTAATGCCCCCGGGGCGGCTTTGTAGCCCCACCAAACCTTATGAATCAAACAGAAATACTACGACAAGAAAGACTCAAGAAAGCCGAATTGGAAGCTAAGGATAAGAGACACACTGAATTAGTCAGTGCAGTCAACAACCAAACAGCTACGACAATCAAGGCTTTTAATGCTTTTACAAAGTATGTAGACCGTAAGATCACTAAGACAGAAGTTGTAAACCAACTCAAACAAATAGGTACACCTGACGCTATGAAGGTGATGAGCGCAGTCAATGATATGCACTCTACCCTCAAGAAACTAAAGAACGCTGACCTTACACCTGTAGCCAAACTACTCGAAGACCTAATCGGTGAGGTATCACAGATACCTAAAGAATCACCAGAAGCAGTCGAGAGCGTAGAGATAAACAATCTACCAGACTTTGATTCCTACACAACAAGAATCGAACAAGCAGTACAGGCATTAGATGTAAAGCCAGTCGTTAATGTACAAGCCCCACAGGTCACAGTGAAGCCTGCTGACGTGCATATCGAGAAGCAAGATTTTACGACATTAGAAAAAGCACTCAAGCAGGTAGTTAGTGCCGTAGAAAACATAGTGGTTCCGGCACAAATACTCACAGATGTGACTGGTGTTGAAAAGAAGCTAGATAAATCTAACGACTACCTAAAAAAGATCAGTGAAAAGAGCTTCGGTGGTGGTGGATCGGGCGGCCACACAACTCCATACCAAGACGACCAAGCAAGACCATCATACGTCACTTTAGTAGACGGCAAGATACCTGTCTCACTAACAGCAGGCACAGACCCATCATCGTTTTACGTTTACGACATTGAAGACGGAACTACAGCCTACTACGGTAATACAAACGTAGCCGGTGCGTGGATGGTTAAAAAAGTCACAGATACATTGGTGTCCTACGCAACAGTCACAAACAACGTGGCTGTTACGACGTACACGGATGCGTGGACGGACAAGGCAATTTTAACTTATGGGCGCATAGATCAAGCGTTCTAATGAAAGGTATTAATGAGTAAATCAAATACATTTGAAAACGACATGCTACTGTTGATTTTCAATAACACAGACATAGCAGACATCGGTGACGCAGGCGGTATACAAAACTCAGCAACAGCAGGTTCTCTATACGTAGCACTACACACAGGCGACCCAGGCGAAGCAGGAACAGCAGCAACTAACGAAGCAGCTTACGGAAGTTATGACCGTGTAGCAGTAGCTCGTTCGGGCGCTGGCTGGACAGTAGCTGGTAACTCAGCAACTAACGCAGCTCTAGTCCAATTCCCTGAATGTACCTCTGGTTCAGAAACTATCACCCACGTTTCAATAACAGTAGGTGGGACTCCAACAACAGCAGACAAGATTCTTTACTCAGGTGCTTTAAGTGCTTCTCGTTCAGTATCATCAGGTATCCAGCCTCAATTCGCAGCATCAGCCCTAACAATCACCGAGGATTAGTCATGGCAGATAAAAAGAAGAAGAAACCAATCATAGCTGATATGAGTGCAGGACTCAGCGGAAAGAGTACGCTTAAATAATGATACGTGGAATCAAAGAACTAGTAGATGCCGAACTCGCTGGAAAAGAGCGTAGGTATACTTGGCGTAAGACACCATCACAGGTGACTACTGCTGGTCTTTGGTTTGATTTATCTATGAGTCCAGGGCGACCAGTACCTAAATATTGGTTTGATGCTCCACCTGCTATTGCTAAACAAATCACCTACTCAGCAGATGGTGGGCTAGAGCATGGCGGTGGGGTATCTCCAAGTGAGAAGTACCTCCGCATGACAACAGGAATTGCTACGGTAGCCACAGCTCTTCCTCTCACGATGATATTGTGCGACTACTTACTCTACTACCCATCCGTAGATGATTCAGTCCTAGACGAACAGGTACTAGATAACACCGTAACTCTACCGAGATATACCGATGGTGATGGCGTACAAGTTATAGCCGTGTCTGTCGCTGGTAGGACTGGTGGTGCTAGATTCTACTTCACCTACACTAATTCAGAGGGTGTATCAGGTAGAGTTTCACGAACTTGTTACCAGAACTCAGCAGCAGCACTTGGAACATTACAGGGTAGTGGTGCTAACAACAATGCCTCAGCTATGCCGTTTGTCGGCTTACAGGCTGGTGACACTGGTGTTCGTAGTATTGACTCAGTTTTTATGATTGATGCAGATGTAGGTCTTATGACTCTAATCCTTGTTAAACCACTAGGAACATCTGTAATAAGAGAAATCACCGCACCTGTTGAAAAAGACTACTTCATGGAAGCTGGTGTAATACCACAGATATACGACGATGCCTATTTGAGCTTTTTATGCCTACCACAAGGAACTTTGGCAGCAACAGCTTTAATGGGTGATATTAAGACTATCTTTACCTGATACAAATTAAATTAAAAGGAGAATGACATGCCAGGATTCGCATCACGAGACCAAATAATACAAGCACAGACTAACGGACAAACATGGAGAGCCGACTGGTCTAAGAACGCTAACCCTACAGCAGCAGCAGTAGCAAACGAGTGGCACACACTCTTTAGAGGAAACGGTAACCCTGGCCCAGACGCTATCTTTGACGCTGG